TCGCAGGGATAGCGCGACGGCGCGAAAACTGGCCCGCACCAGCCAGCTTCCCTGCGGTCCTCAATGGTGCTGACAGGTGCAGGGATGAAGGATCAGGTTTTGCGGTCTATGGCGACCGCGCCTCGGGATGGAACCATCATTATCGTGGTTGATGATGACTTCGGCGGGCTCCAGTTTATGTACTACGGTGAAGTTAACGGTCTTGGTCACTGGTATTGTGCGGCGGAAAACGAACCGTACGATCTATGCGACGGCTGTAAATTCTCCGGCTGGTTCACTGTCCCAGACGACATAGCATTGCGTGTAGCGGCGATGCGGCTGCGAGGCCTGACTCACTTCCTCCCGGAGCAATCCCGTGGCTGAGTACAAAGGCTATCTCGCGCCATGCCTGCCTGCCATCAAGCGCCTTCGGGCGGATCATATTGCGCCACGGTCAATCAGGGGAATACGGCGATTTGGCCTTCCTCCTAAGCGTTATACATGAGCCCCATCATGGCTGGTAAGCCAGGCAGCAGATGATATCGTCACATTATTCCGCTCTCTCTAACAGTGATATGGCTTCGATCATAGCGATAGTCTGTCCGCCAAGGGGGCTAAACGACGAAGATTGGAGCAAATACGCCGCTGTCTGCGCGCATATCGCCAAACGGTTTAAGCCGTTCTTCGGGAAGGAGCGCGAGCGACTGGCTGATGCTTCCACGCAGGCCAGAAGCATTGCGGCCTATGATGCGGTGCGGGCCATGGTTGAGCGGCGGGACAGGTTGTTCGCGAGGCTTTCGAAGGGCCGATAAGATGAGCGACGACGAGTCCCGAAATAACGGGGAGAATAGGCGCAAGCCTCAGCCTCCTGTCGAATTCCAATTCAAGCCGGGCAATCCGGGCCGCCCGAAAGGCGCGCGCAACCGGCTTGGAGAGCAGTTTCTCGAAGACCTCTTGGCCTCCTGGGAGACGGACGGACCAACGGCAATCAAGCGCGTGATCGAGAAGCGTCCGCAGGATTATCTCCGCGTCGTCGCCTCGATCCTGCCGAAGGACATCAACGTCAACGTGAACCAGATCGAGTCCATGACGGATGAGCAGCTTGTCGAACGCATCCGCAAGCTCGACGCCACCATTCGACCTTTCCTTGATGCTCAAGGAGCGGGTGGAACTGGCGGCGGAGATAAGCCGCAGACAGCGCACTAACCGGCTTCGGTTCTACAAGCCATATCCCAAGCAGCGCGAGTTCCATGCGGCGGGGTTGACGCATCGCGAGCGGCTGTTCGTTGCAGGCAACCAGTTGGGAAAGACGCTGGCAGGCGCGGCCGAAATGTCGATGCACCTCACGGGAGAGTATCCCGAGTGGTGGTCGGGCAGGCGTTTCGCCGACCCGATAATGGCCTTGTCCGGGTCGGAGTCCACGGAGCTGACGCGAGACGGCGTGCAGCGGCTACTTGTCGGCCCCCCGGATCGTGAAGAAGAATGGGGGACGGGATTTATACCGCAGGCTGCCATTGCCGACAGGGCGAGGCGGCAGGGCGTTCCAAACACGCTGGACAGCGTGACGGTCCGCCATATCTCCGGTGGTCTCTCGACGCTCTCGTTCAAGTCCTACGATCAGGGACGGACGAAGTGGCAGGCGGCGATTTCGTGTGGTTCGATGAGGAGCCGCCGGAGGATGTCTATTTCGAGGGCATAACCCGCACGAACGCGACGGGCGGCAGCATCATGGTCACCTTCACGCCTCTCAAGGGCATGTCGAAGGTGGTCCAGCGCTTCATGATGGAGCAGTCGGAAGACCGCGCGGTCACGACGATGACCATCGATGACGCGGAGCACTACACGCCGGAAGAACGGGCGAAGATCATCGCGTCCTATCCTCCGCATGAGCGGGAAGCGCGAACCAAGGGTGTACCGACGCTCGGTTCGGGGCGGGTGTTCCCAGTCCCCGAGGAACAGATCAACATCGATGCCTTTGCCATCCCGCATCATTGGCCGCGCATCGGAGCGATGGACTTCGGGTGGGACCATCCGTTCGCGGCGGTCGAACTGGCATGGGACCGTGACGCGGACGTGATCTACGTCACGAAGGCGTATCGGCAGAAGGAAGCAACGCCGGTCATACATGCCGCCGCGCTGAAGCCGTGGGGCGATCTGGTCTGGGCATGGCCGCATGACGGTTTGCAGCATGACAAGGGTTCGGGCGAGCAACTGGCATCGCAGTATCGAACTCAAGGGCTCGACATGATGCCCGAACGCGCGACGTTTGAAGACGGAACCAACGGCGTCGAGGCGGGCATCATGGAGATGCTGGACCGGATGCAATCGGGCCGCTGGAAGGTGTTTTCGCATCTCGTGGACTGGTTCGAGGAATTCCGCCTCTACCACCGCAAGGACGGGCTGATCGTGAAGTTGCAGGACGATCTGATGTCGGCCTCGCGATACGGGCTGATGATGAAACGCTTCGGCAAGGCCTCGGCCCAGTTCGTTCTCCCCGCGCGCAAGCCTCTCTCGATCGTCTGATTTCAAGGAAGTCTGAATGGCTCGACGTACCGGCAGGATGTCGGACGATGATCTTGCGCGCGTCATAGACGGGCAGATCGCGGACGCCCTGAACTACACCCAGACCGACCGCGCGAAGCATCGCGAAGCTGCGCTGGACTATTTCAACGGCAAGATACCGGAGCTGCCGCCGGTAGAAGGCCGGTCGAAGATTGTCAGCCGCGACGTCGCGGACTTGCACGGCCTCATTCTGCCCAGCCTGTTGCGTGTGTTTTTCTCGTCTGATCGCGTCGCGGTCTATGAGCCGACCCGGGAAGAGCATGAGCAGTATGCCGATCAGGCGACGGATTACGTCAACTATGTCGTGATGAAGGAATGCGCCGGCTACAGGCTCTTTCGTGACGCGTTCTCGGACGGAATCCTGATCGGCAACGGCATCCTGAAGCACTGGTGGGACAAGACGCCGGAGTACGCTACGGACGAGTTTGCCGGCCTTGATGCGGCGGCATACAACATGCTTCTGTCGGCCGACGACTTTCATGAAGAACTGGAGCATACCGAGTATCCGGACCCGGCATTCCAGATGCCCGCTGAAGCGCAGGCGCTGATCGATCAGGCCGGCGGGGCGGAACAGCTCATAGCCATGGGCCTGCCGATCCCGCAGCCTGAGATGCTTCACGACGTGAAGATCAAGCGCATCAAGTCATCCGGCCGGTTGAGGGCGGCGGCGGTCCCAGACGAGGAATTTCTGATCGACAGTACAGCCAAGGCGCTCGATGAGACGGTGCGCTTCTGCGCTCATGTTTCCCGTGTCACAAGGTCCGACCTCGTCAAGGAGGGTTTTGCGAAGACCAAGGTGGACGAAATCCCGGCCTTCGACTCGGACGAGATGACGCAGGCGCGTCGCGACCGTGACGAGTTGATGGATGCGGACGACAACCCGCCGGATCATTCGACCGAATATGTCCAGCGGTACGAATGCTATGTGCTGATCGACTATGACGGGGACGGAATTGCCGAACGGCGCCGGATCATCGCTGCCGGCGGCACCAGCAAGAAGCATATCCTGTCGAACGAGGAATGGGGTGACGACCTCCCGTTCTCGGACGTCGTGCCTGACCCGCGTGCGCACACCTGGCGCGGCGGCTGCATCTACGACGATGCCTATGACATGTCGCAGATCAAGACGATGGGCCTTCGCGGCATCATCGACAACATGTATCAGATCATCAATCCTCAGCAGATCGTGTATCAGGGCTCGATTGATCCGACATCGATGGGCGAGGTGGTCAACCCGACTTTTGGCGGGATCATTCTCGCAAAGAGCACGGTCGCGCCGGGTGCGCCTGTCGTGCAGCCCGTCGAGCGGGAGTATATCGCGCCGCAGATAGCCCCGATTCTGGAATACAGCGACAAGGTGCTTCGCCGCCGTACCGGGATTTCCGAAGACGCAATGGCGCTCGATCTGGACAAGCTCCAGAACCAGACCGCGACGGCCAGCGCGATGGCGGCCGATCAGGCGCATTCCAAGACCGAGGAGTACGCCCGGAATATCGCCAATTTCGGCGGACTGAAGCGCTTCTTCTCCTGCTGCCTGAAGCTTATCACCAAGTATCAGGACCGACCGCGCACGATACGCCTGCGCGGCGAGTGGGTTGCGATGGACCCGCGCGGCTGGGACGCGGACATGGACGTGACGGTGAACGTCGGTCTCGGAACCGGAACCCGTGACCGCGACATCGCAATGCTCATGGGCGA